CCGCATATGGCGTTGTGCATATCAGGATCGGGTGGCACCGGCTTGTACCGGACCACCCGTTTTTTAATCCTATGTCAACGAAAAAGTTTGCCATTTACCCCAACTACCGACCCAATATAGCCTGATCTTAATCAATTGCCCCGAATAGGTTGCTTGAAACCCTATTTTTTGAACATCATTTGTCCCTATAAATATAACAGCATTTTGCCCATCACCACTTTCGAATGGAGAATTAGATGTTGATTTAGTTGTTTTCCGAATCCCATTCCATGTAAATGTATTGTAATCTTCAATGGGATTAACATCTCTATCGAAGAACTGTTCCATAGGCATTAGTCCATCTTTCTTGGCTGTAGCAACACCAATCAGTTCTCCCAGGACTTTCGCGGCAGCCGAAGAAGATGTCAAAGTTGGGTTCTTGGAACCGTCCAAAGTACGGAGCCAAGAGAAGGTGTCGGACTGGGGCAACTGGTCCTCAAACTCATCTGTTCCGGCTGCCGCAGCGGCAGCAAATGTTGATATTTCTGATGCAGCGGAAACAATCCGTGCGGAAACTAATTCTGTCATCTCATCGACGGTCACCTGTCGTTCGTTGCCGTTTTTATCCACAGCTTTAAAGCCAACTATATTATTCAAGTCCATAATGCAAATTTTAAAATTAAAACAAATACTTCACCCATGCAAAATAATTACTGTTCTCAATATAATTCGGATCATCCTCGTTGGAATATGCCTCCCTCTCAAACGATACCGTCTTATACGCCCTGCCGGCATCCTTCAACCGTACCGCCCTGACCAGCCACTCCACACCATACCAGAGATAGAATGCCAGCCCGGCCAGTACCAGCCACCAGGCGGAAAGGTCAAAACACAACAGCAAGATCCAGATAACTGTACCGATGGCAACTGCCATCTCAACCCATTGACGGGCGTGGGTACACTCATGGTTTCTCACTTTCTGAGTGATTTTCTCTTCCGGTCGCTTGCTTAAAACAAACGGACCGATTGTTATCGTATGGCAAGAACTGAACGCAAGCAGCACCTTTGCCAGAAGGTTGTTACAATATACCTTTTTCATGTTGTTCCTCCTTTTTATCTAAATAATCATTCAAAGAATCAGCCAGCAGACCGGGCAGCATGGAGGTGGAGCGTCTTATGATATCCACCTCTTCTTCGTCAATCTCGACACCTTCAGCAGTAGATTTGAATATCTTCTCAGCAAGGAGATGCGCCTTCAAACCCGCTACGTTCTTGTATATCCAGTCACCGTAGGCCTCAGTGATGTTGTTGGCTATCAGTTTTTCTTTCTTAATCCCGTCGTAAATAGGAAATTGTGCAAAATTTATTCTCATACTTTAATATTTAAATTATCCGCAATAAAACATAACCCAATAATTACCCATACACTTAATGAAGCCGGATGCAAAATCCAAATCAATATAAGACACCTCCTGTCCTCCGGGAGCAGGCAGGATGCGCCCGCCTGTCAGTCTTACCCCGCCGCTCATACGTTTGAAGTATATGGTATGTCCCGGAACATCCGGAGGAAGTGTCACTTCTATATTACCCGTATTAATAAACATCACATTGTCATCATTGTTATTCAGGGAAGTGCTGACGGATATGTTCCTCCAGTTCCCCACTATGCCATGAAGAGACACATAACTGTCATTGTTCGGATGAAGGAAAATGTTACCCCCCTCCACGAACAGAGGAATGCTCAGGGTCTTGATGTGCATCCCGATCATGGCATTCGGACTCTGTATGTCAATTCCGGCATCATACGATATCCCTTCGATTGTGACAAATTTCGTGTTCCCTCCGATTTTTACACGTGCAAATGTCCTTTCGTTATAAAACTCTATCTGTCCGGCAGACAGGTTGAAACCGACATGGGAATCCGTCCCCTCATAAAGAGTTTTTGAGGACAACATGCCGGAATCTATGGAAAACGGACCGATACGTCCGCTATCCGCCGTGATTTTTCCGCTGATGTCCACATTGACCGCCCTGATACCGTCCGCATCAATCATGGACGCCTTGATCTTCTCGGTCAGCAACAGCTTGGTGGCGATAAAAGTCCAGCTCTGTGCTACTTCCCAGTATTTTATTTTCCCCGAAGCCACATTCTGTTTGGGGGTTTCCGTCGAAACCGACGTATGCGAACGGATGCACAGGTACAGCAGGTTGTCATAAAGTACAATGTCGTAAAACTGCTGCCCTTGCTTGCCCTCCAGGTAAGACACAGACGCCTCCCATACACGCATACGCATGCGCGCCCCCTTATCTCCCTTGTCACCTTTTGGAGCAAAACTGACCTGTCCGGTTCTAGTCACCAACGGCATATCACCTCCTTATTCCTTGGTTGTGATGGTCCATGCCACGTTGCCTCCTGCCTGCTGGCACATGTCCCAAGTACACGTGCCGGAAGTGGCTGCTGTACCGGAAGTAGACGGGTTAAGGACTACTCCTGCACTGTCCATGAACACGAAATAGAAAGTCATGTCCTTGTACTTGGTGGTACTTCCACGCTTGACCAGAATGGGCTTATAGACCACCGTGTCACCACTTTCCCGGATGGTCTCGTCCTCGGGCGTGGGATTCAGGATCAAATCAAACGGATCGGACGCATCCATTACGGACTGCGTGTCCTGACCGATGAGCTTGCCGCCCTGGTACACCTCCACTCTGAACACACCTGTCGTGTCAACCATATCGTTGGTGACGGTCAATGTCTGTGTGGTCTTTCCGTTCAGCACGTTCCACGCACCGTTGACCTGGTTGTACCACTTGTACGCCAGTCCGGTAGTGATCTCGTCACTGCCCATGCGCGCTACGGCTTTCAGAATGCAGCTCTGCCCTTTGTCCCGAAGGGTAAAATACTTGTTGTCACCGGCAATGATCGTCACATGCTTTTGGTTTCCGACCCCCTTGGTGATGGGGATGCTATAGACGAACTGGACGGTGTCGCTGGTATTCCCAACGGTCACGGTGGCTTCACCCTTGATGGTACAAGAGGCCGCTCCGCTCGCCTTGACCAGATTCTTGACGATCTGCAATCCGTAGTAATCCGTCGTACCGGGCTGGTAAGGGATAAACTTGAAATGTCCCGTCTCACCGCCAAACGTGTTGGTGGAGACATTGCCCGAGAACTTGATCTCGACATCATTGAAATACCATTTCATGGAGGAAGGGACCACCAGCCCTTCCGCCACCCGCGAAGAGGTGAGAATGAAGGACAAGACGGGCTTGAGCGAAGCGAAATCCGGTGCGATGTTCGTCGGCGCGGACGCTTCGCCCATATACTCCTGATACAGATCTCCCTGGTTACACTGGATGGCAGGCATGTATACGCCGCCCTTTTGCGAAAATATGACCTGTCCGGTCGCGCTGGCCAAACTCATGACGCTCCTCCTTCCCCGGTCGTTTCCGTACTATCCGTGCCTTCGGAGCTTTCGGTGTTGTCCTCCCCCCAAGAGGCAGGTGTGAATACTTCGACGGGATGGTCCGTACCGTCTATCTCTTCTTTCGCCGCCTGCGGGGTCAGGCAGATGCCGCCCGCTTCCTTGGCCCTGTCAAATACCGTGTCGCCGGGGAAACGTGCCACGTCCGCCTGCCACAATAATACATTGCCATCCGCTGTCCTGTTGCGGATATCGGTCAGATGCAACCGGTCGGCAACCTCCTTCGTTACTTTAATGTAAAATGCCATAATTCTATTGTTTTTAATGTTATCCAAATTTTCTTACTACTACCGCCTTGCCCCCCTGTGTGAGCACCTTGCCGCCTTGTGTCAGCGCCACGTAAGGGCCTCTGTCCTCCACCTCCAGCTTTAACATCATGCCGTTGCTGAAAGGTATCCTGGGAGAGTATCCGTCGGCAACCTTGGCATATCCGGCATCTCCGCTCTTCTTGACGTACCAGTGGCAGTTAAACATGGCGGATGGATTCGGGATAACCCCCATGGTATCCCGAATGACGGGTCTGGGAAAGATGGCGTAAGTCCCATCCGGAACACCCGTAGGTACGCCCTCCCAGTCGGCTTCAATCTTCGGAATCCTGCGGCGTATCACCGTAGAGACTGCCGGGTCCGATGTGCCCGGGGTTGATGCCGGAGTCCCGGAAGCCGCATAGGTGGCCTTGCAGACAATCGTGATGTCATCACCTATATAATTGCGGTCAATCTTATATACATTCTTGTTCAGTGATACAAATTCCCAGTCGTTGTCACCCGCTCCTGTGGTTATCGCCTCCAGCGCTCCCGTAGACAACAGACGGTACCAGAAGAACTTGCATTTGCCCGTAGCCGTCACGTCCGTGTCACCTACCATCAGTTTAGCCGTGATGGTCTGTGCGGTGATGTCACGCACCGGGTTCCAGTCCAGCGTGGACGGGCTGTCTATCGTCAATACGGGGATCGCATCCGTACCGTCAACCGCGCGGACAAGACGGCTCATCTGAAAAGTAAACAGCTGTCCGGTACGTGTGTCGGCATATTCCGCGTAAAACTCCAGCGTGACGGGTTTTAGGACGGTGACATTTTTTTTCATTGTGATCTGTCCCTTGCTGTCACCGGATTCCGTAATGCTGTAGCCTGTGTTTGTCGATGTGATAAGTGTGCGTGTGGTTCCGATGCGCTCGTACCACTTCATGTTGGTCAGCCTGGAGTTGACCGCCCCGATTTTAGTCACCGCTTCCGGATCGGTGGCGTTGCACCGCGGAAACAGGACCAGCGGTGTCAGCGTATAGTCCGGAGTGTATTCAGCTTTGTCAGCCTGGTAGACCTGCATGTCCGGCACGCTGCCCACCACCTCGATGTTACAACTGGTTTGTAACAGCCGGTAGTTGATTTCTATTTTTCGTTGCTTTGTTGCCATTGTATAAAACCATTTTAAAATGTTACAAAATTCTCCGCCACTTCAAACTGCTGCCCGTCACGCAATAACGCCTGTGCTTTAAACGTACACACCCGCATGTTGGTATAATTCGGTCCGAGATCATCTATCGTCAGAGGAAGATTTTTCCCGGCGCCGGCACGCTTCACCGCCCATGCGTTATCTTCTGATACATTCCCGGTATCACGCGTCCAGCTCACATCAGCGTCAAGTATATGATCTGTCACGTCACGGTTGTACAGCTTGCCGGTAATATATAGCGTTGTGGAAAAAGTCTCGATATCAAAATACCACCCCTTTGTGCTGCCGATCTCTATCGTAAATTCCGGGTTCCCTTCCAGCATCGCCCATCCGGCCGCCGCATATTGCGGTTCGTCGGCTGTTCCCGTCATCAGGCACTTCCATTTGCAGCCGTAGTGCCAAACCGTGTCCGCCCGCTCCTGCGTATTGGTGTAAGGATTGTCAGAGGACGCGACTTCGGCCGACCAAAAGCCACGGTCCACCAGTTCCTGTACGGGCAGTCCCTGCCAGTCCACACGGTAAAGTTCACCGAAGATGCCGGCACGGGCGAATATGTACGAGTGCTTATAGTTGACGGGGAGATTGTCAAACAAATCCAAATTGGGCAAACGCCCCAATATCATGTAATAGTTGTTCTGTTCCAAGACAGGCTTCGTTACTCCTTCCAGCCAGACAAGACATTTATCCGTGGTGGCGGACAAATACCAGTAGCTTTGCCTGTCCTCATTGAAAGCGTTTCCTCTTCTGGTAATGATCGTCAACTCTGTGGGAGGATAGTTTTTACCGCCCGGCACCTCACTGTCCGGGTATGACAACACCGAGATGGAGTTGGCCGGGACATTCTTGGACAGCACGCGCATCCACGAGGCGTAATACTCCCCCGTTGAAAAGAGGTTGTTTACAATCCCGTACACTATATCACCCTCCTGGAATGCGGTGAAGTCATTCTCCCAGCGCTTGCGCAATTTCAGGGTATAAGTTCCGTCGCTCTCTAAAGCCACGGACTCAATGACTCCGTTCTCGGAATATGAGGTGTCGCCTTCCTGTGCGTTCAGACGGTTATAGATGACCTCCTTGAACACTGCGGAATCGCGTACCTCAAGACGAGACAACTGCATACGACCATTCCTGTCAGCTACAATACCTTTTCCTGCAACCATAGAATCTACCGCCTCACCTACCTCCATACCGCCTAGAAGTTTTAGTAGATATTTTGTTTCATCATCCTGATCCTTACGTAGGTATATTTTTTTAAGTTCTTCAAGCGCTTTAGAGATTTCAAACAAGACACGAAGAGATGAGAATACATTGTTGTCGGTGGGGATTGTTTCATTATCCAGTTTGGAAATAATCTCAAGATAAATGCCATAGCCACGGATGAACTTGCGTAAATCATCTAATGAAACTTTGCGCCCGCTGTTCAGTTCCAGAAAATCCATGCCGGTTAACACATTGGTTTGTGTCAACTGGTCTATAGTAAGGCTGTCAGCTTTTAGCTTAGCTATGATCTTATCAGTGAGTTCCTGTAATTCAAGTTCCGTCATACAGTCAATATTTTATTGGCAACTTTTCTAAAACTTTTGTCATCAACCCGACGTATCTTTATCAGGTTCTCGCTTTCTGTATAGTCCACAATCTTTATATCCTGCAGTATCTGTTTGAAGATATAGCTCTTATAACCCTCAATAGGCTGGCTCATTTCAGGGACATTGGCATCAGCCCGTATAAAGCGTTCCCCTTCAAAATAGACATAAGTACAGCAGAGGATTCTGTTCAGTAACTCTCCGAACCATACGGGACATCCTTGTGCGTTACCAAGCGTGAATGTCTTCTGGGTAGTTTCCAATGCGTAAATTTCAGACAGATTGTTATCATATGTGGTGAACTGTTCATTATTCACACCGAATACCCAGTTGTCATCCATGAAACCGCCGGGAGCACGCCAGTCAAAGAAATACTGAGTGTCGGAAATCCAAAAGACAGCATCCTGTCTTTGTCGGTTGTCCTTCATCGAATACTGTATAAGGGTGGTTCGGGATAATTCAGACGTGTCAGACGTGATACGGAAAGGTTCGGAAACCATCCCGTTGATATCAATGCGGTAACATCCTTCAGCCAGTGCGGTCAGAACATGATAATAAATCTTGTCAGTATGGTTCATGCTCCATATTTGCCAGTCAATGACTGTTTCATGACCGGTCACTATGTTGATTACCTTGCCTGTAATCGGTCGTGATTCGGAGCGTGTTATAACCTGTATCATGACTTCATCAGACGGGGCGAATATTTGCATATATTTGCCGGAAGCCCTGCACATATCTGTAGAAGGCTTGAAAAAAATAGGAGTGAACGGACTTACTATATACATAATTTACACTATCTCTATCAATTCATATTTAAGTGCTTCGGTTTCTTGCGGCTTGACATCCAGAGACATGAGATTCCCCTTGAAAATCATTCCGTTCCATTCTATCTGTACAATCGTATTGTTCCAATCTTCCGGAAAAATGAAGCTGTCTGTGGAAAATTTGATATTTCCAGGACCGAATAGCGGGTCATCCAAGGAGATGTCTGTATTCACAGCCCTGCCATCCAGTTTGATGCCGGCATTACCTTCAGTTGATGCGAACTTTAACAGGCTGGTGAAGGAAGCCAGATAACGTTTGTTCGCCTCAATCATATAGACAGGAGCCAGCGGTGCATTGAATACGCTGTTGGTATAGGCACCCTCAACCATAATGGTTCGGTCTACAATATATTTTCCCCCGTTGTTGATGCATTTTACGGCAAACACCTGTTTGTCGCTGTCAGAACTGCTTGTTTCCTCACCCCGTTTCCCTATGAGCTCTTCAAATCCGTAACAATCGGCACGGTATGGGGATATAAGCGACAGTTTGCTGTTGTTCAGTGTTACACCTGTTGTATAGGTGGTGCTGAAATTGAACTCATCATTGCCATTGTTTCCAAGATCATAATCCTGTTTCTCATAGCCAATTTCAATTTCGGAATAAATCCGGCTGCTGTCAACGGAGTATTCAGGCTCTGATATGGAGTGTATGGTTTTCAGATTGGTACTTCCGAAAACCTCATCACGATGCTTGAATACGACATAAGGAACCTTCTCACCCTCATTCACGTTTTCCTTCAAAGTGCATTTCATAAGGCTGGTACCGACAATCACATAATATTGCTCATTTGTAAAAAATACCATATCCGTTCTGGCGCGGTCCGCAATGTTATAATTGGATGAACCGGTGAAAGAACTGTAATATTTGTCATTGTCCGAATACATGAATTGTTTGCTTCTACGTACATACAGGATGTTGGATTCATCCACTGGACCTGTGAATGAACCGGAGTCAGTCTCAACGGAGATTATTGTCCCTCCGAAAGTCTGTACACCCTCATAGTCGGATAGTCCGATATCATAAAGCTGGCATTCGAGTAACGAGGTCTTTTTTGAACCGTCATCATAAACTGCATGATAATACATATCATCCACTGTATCATGATAGTATCTGTCTTCGTGCACTTTATATGATTTGTTGGCATTGTCGTAAACCTGATATCTTTCATAACCGGGGAAATTGGGGGAACGGTCAAGAGTGATGGAAGCATACACAATGGCTAGGAAGTAACCGGCTGTGGTTGAGAAATGTAGGGTGAAATTATCTGTTATGGATGTAATATTTGCTTTGTATGTAGTAAATCCTTCAAAATCATGACTATTGTTTAGTATGTCCGCATAGGGCAGGTCGGTATTGGGCCGGCTTTTCATTTCAATGGTATAAACATATCCGAATACGGTTTCCATCCATTCACAGAACTTGCTGAAGGAGGAATAAATTTTCGCTTTCTCAAAGTTTCGTATGCTTTCGGCTGCCACAAGACGGGAACCGTTCAACCGCCAGTTGTCCTTTTCTGTAAAGGCGTTTGATATATATGTGCGGATGGTCGGTTTGATGCTGCAATAAATACGTTCGCTGTTGGCGCTAATGGATTCCAGTAGGCGGCTGAGCAATTTCAAGGGTGATATCACATCAATATTGACAGGATCGCCCAAGTCATTCCATGATGTGATACCGGTATTATTATGAATCCTGACCGTTCTTCCATCTTGAACGGACATACGCTGATGGTTGAATATAGCGTATTGCAATCTCTCACCGGCAAGCAGCTTCCCGCTCCATTTGACTGCGCTTGTGTTCGTATTCGCATCAAGACCCAGAAGATTTGAGTAACCGCATGTCAGAAGCTGTATATTGCCTGATGTGGTTATTTTACATAGTACATGACCGAATTTTTTAGATTCTATGTAAAAGTTGGAAAAATCTACTGTCACATAATTATCTTCGATGCATTCCAGAAAAAAAGATGAGGTGCATGAGTTTGCAGGAAATCCCCATCCGCAATCTGTTCCGGATTTCAAGAAGGTTTCTTCCTGGTCCACTGTGACAAAAGAACGGTTGTTCACTTCATTGGTAACGGTATAATTTACATACGGAATCCACCACCACGCATCTTTGGGGATAAATTTTTCCATATATTCCTTGTCTTCCACGGTTTCCCCGATAATTTGGAAGGAAACCTCATTACGGATACGCACACCATCATAATTCAAAGGAATGTCTTCACGCATCTCAGATACAGGATACTCATATATTGTACCTTTATTCGCCTTTATCAATGCGGCGGCAGAGTTATCTATACAGCCTATTCTTGCCCGGTATGAATCATATTTGAATGTGGAGAAGTCATGGGGACATTCAAAAAGTTTGTTGTAGGTCCAGTTATTGCTGATGCCATAAACGGCAAAGGAGGCCAGTGATTTTAATTTGTCTTTGTTATATAATGAAATGAACCGCTCTCTGGCTTCCTCAACGAATTCCATCGTACTGCCACATTTACGGACAACACCCCCCAAATCCACACGGGTGTATGTGGTCTTTATATCACTGATATTGGCAATCATGCGTGATACGTCGATACAACTGTTATCAGCTGTATCGACCGTATCGGAACCAATCATCAGATAATATTTGCAAATCATACAATCATAGTTTTACTTTCGGGCAAATATAGAGAAAAAGCCGGCCGATACTCCGGCTGGCTTTAATTTTGGAAATTCTTGGAAAGTATGACTGTAAATTAATGTATTGATAATCAGTGTGGTATTGTTCTAGCGGAATGGAATGCAATTTTATTCAGTCTTAATAGACTGTAATCAGATTCTCTATTCTGAAGCATCTCATTTCGTTCTTTCGGGCATCAAAATAAGCGAATGTCTTATAGCTGGGTTTCGTTATTCTTTTACCTCTTACGGTAGCGCCGGCAGGGAGGTTCATCAAAGTGCCTTCGGCGTATCTGATGGATCCGTCTGTCTTTTCATAAGCGAATCTGACTGTTTCAGTTCTCATTTTCTTAGCCAGCCTGTAGAGCTCCCATGCCTTGAGCATACAATATCTCCAGCTCTTTCCTGTAGCTTTTAATAACTGGTGTGCATACTTCATTACCCTCACTCTGAAATTTGTTCTTGTTTCCATAAGTTCTGTTTTTGGTTTGACTTGTTGTTTTTTATTGTACTATAAAGATAATCATAATAAACAAGTTTTACAAACAGGAACTCTTCCATTTAAAATGTACGAACTCTATTTAACGGTTAAATCCAGTTCGTTCCTCAGCAGTTCCCGACCGTAAGAGATACGGCTTCTTACGGTATTTACTGGTATTCCGACCATTTTGCCTATTTCTTTGTATGAATATCCGTGTGCGTAGTAAACCACACAGTCCATACAGCAGGTTCTGTTATGGCATCTCCTTATTGCAGCCTGAATGTCATGTACCATCAAGTCATCAGAGGCTTGATTATGGGAGAATATCTCTTTAATGTTGTCACACCCCACAAATCGGATTAGTGATCTTCGATTATAGGCGGTGATATAGGTGTTCAGCATGATAACCTCACACCAGGGTTTCAGAGCCCTGCCCTCCTTGAATTTTTCTTTATTGCTTAAAACCTTATAGATGGTGTCACCGACAAGATCCTCGATATCGCATACGGATGAACAGTATCTTCTTGCTATTTTGAAAAGCCATGGATACAAATCTGCTATCTCACGATTGAAATCAGTCATTTTTTCACAATTTTAAGGGTGAATAATGATGATTCCTCACTCAGATTCTTTTCAAGCTCAAGATGATACATCTGCGCCTGTTTTAATAATTCACTTGCGGAATTTTCCAGTTTGTCGATAAGCGTGTCAATATTCCTTTCAGAGTGGCGGAGGGTGCTTTTCAATTCTGATAACTCGGAAATAATCCTGTTGCATTTCTGATCCAAACGATCCAGACCCGGCAATATGAGAGCAGCCAGGGCATTAACTATTCTTTTATTAT